CAAATGGAGAGTTCAACGACACGCAACAAAGTGGAGGCTCGCAGGATAGAAAGCTGGTTACACAGCCAGATAGCTGAACTGGGAACCACGAATATCGCCAAAGTGGCCGGAGTGAATAAGTCGACGGTGAGTCGCTGGCGGGAAAGTCTGCTGCCGAACATGTCGCTGCTGCTGGCCATCCTGATTTCTAACAGGCCGGGAGAGAAAGGTGATTTTGAAGCATGAGTGGGAACAGAAAGGCGAAAGCCGCAGTGCGCTAACACTAACGGCTTTCTACGCGAATTAACTGGATCAATTCACAGGAGTAATTATGCCTAAGAGCAACAGATTTTACCAGGCACAAACACACAAAAATGTTACCCGCGACCGCTTCATTCGCTCGGTTAACCCGGTGGTTGGCATGAAAATGCGCGCCATCCTGGAAGAGCTGAAACGGAAGGAGGAAGGCCGTGAGTAACGTTCTCCGCATATCCGATTTTAGAGGGTCTCAGAAGCCCATGGAGAAACCTCAGCCATCAGGGCAGGGGTTGGTATTCCTGCACCGTAAAGTAAGAGAACTGCCGTTCTACAAGACCGACAGTGAAGCCGTCCATCTGTGGATCCATCTCATCATGGAGGTGAATTCAGCTGACGGGATGGTAACCACAGAGCTTGGTGAGTATCCGGTTTCCCGCGGTCAGGTGATCACCGGGCGACATACCCTGTCGAAAGACACGGGAATAGCACCTGACAGGGTTAAGTACCTGCTGAACAAGTTCGCGAAAATGGGCATGATCACCACCCTGGCAAACAAGAAATTTACACTCTTAACCGTCACCAAATATGACGATTATCAGCAATTTTTTGTGCCAACAGAATGCCAACAAAGTGCCAACGCAAACCCAGTAACCACGCTGCGTACCGGCGAGGTTGTGCCAACAGAATGCCAACAAAGTGCCACAAACAATATATTAAATAATATCTCTTCTACTGACGTAGAAGAGAGTGCATCAGCGTCACCAAAATCCGAACCTAAAAAACAGTCCCTCAGCTGTGAGCAGGTTGTCGATGTTTATCACCAGGTGCTACCGGAAGCGCAGGGGATCAGGGTCCTCACTGATAAGCGCCGCAACCTGATCCGCTCGTTCTGGCAGAAAGCCAACAAAATTACCCGTCAGCTTGATGGCCACAGCTTTACCCTGGCCGACTGGGAGTCTTACCTGAGCTACATCGCCAGTAACTGCCGCTGGATGCTTGAGAATCGCCCTGATCAGCGCACCGGGAAAACCTGGCGCCGCAAGTCGCTGGAATACTTCCTGAACGTCGATGTCTACGCCAAAACGCGCGAGGGGGCCTGTGATGACCTCTGATTTCATGACCCCTCCGCACAGCATTGAAGCAGAGCAGAGCGTGCTGGGCGGGCTCCTGCTTGACGATGACAACAGTGAGCGTACTCAGAAGGTGCTTTCGATTCTCAAGCCAGAATCGTTCTACGCGCGCCCTCATCAGGTCATTTTTGCTGAAATGCGCCAGATGTACCGCGACCATAAGCCTGTCGATCTGCTGACCCTGTTTGATGCTCTGGAAAGCAAGGGGCTGACAGAGACCGTTGGTGGCTTTGCATACCTGGCTGAAATGTCGAAGAACACGCCAAGCGCGGCGAACATCGTGGCATATGCGATGCGTGTTCGTGAGACCGCTATGGAGCGCTACGGCATCGAGAAAACAACGAAGGCGATCGAGTTGCTTTATGCCCGCAACGGCATGACGGCAGAACAGAAGTTTGACGCAATTCAGGGATTATTCACTGAGATAACCGAGCACGTAAAAACAGGGCGACGGACTGGGCTTCGCACGTTCTATGACGCTGTTACTGACTGGTCAGCAGAATTCGACGAAAGGCTCAAGCCGGATGGCCGTTCCCGCGGGTTGTCGACCGGGATCCGCTCTCTGGATGAACTTCTCGGTGTGAAGCGCATTGTGCGTGGCAGCCTGTTTGTTATAGGCGCACGCCCGAAGATGGGTAAAACCACGCTCTACACCCAGATGGGGATCAACTGCGCGACGGTCGAGAACGAGCCGGCCCTTATGTTCTCCCTCGAAATGCCGGAAGGGCAGATGGTGGAGAAAATCACTGCGCAGAAGGGGAGGATCTCTCCAAACCTGTTTTACCCGGACATGACTAAGGATGACTACGGCTATCGCGGGGACTGGAACAGCGATCTGCAAAAGGCCACCGGTGTAATGGGCGCCCTTATTGAAACCAACAATCTCCTGATTGATGACACACCGGGTATTTCACTGGCGCATGTCATGGCTGAGTCACGTCGCATCAAGCGCGAACGCGGCAAGGTCGGAATGATCCTTGTTGACTACCTGACGCTGATGACTGCCGATAAGGCAGAGCGAAATGACCTTGCTTACGGGCTGATCACCAAAGGCCTGAAGATTCTTGCTAAGGAGCTGGATTGCGTCGTCGTTCTCCTGACTCAGCTCAACCGGGATCTGGAGAAGCGAACCAACAAGCGACCGCTGCCGAGCGACTCCCGCGACACAGGCCAGATAGAGCAGGACTGCGATTACTGGCTGGCCATATACCGGGAGGGCGCCTACGACGAGAACGCAAACCAGAGCGACACAGAGCTCCTCCTGCGCCTTAACCGGCATGGTGAGACTGGTGTTGTCTATTGCGAGCAACGTCACGGAGCGATTTATGACTGCGATCAGGAAGCTGCCAGTCAGCGCCGGCGCGAGAAAGAGCAAAAACCAACCAAGCGGGGTGGATTTTGATGACAGGAAAAGACGCAATTTTGAACTACCTGAAAACGCATAAAACCTGCAGTTCTCCAGATGTCGCCGCAGCGTCCGGAATGACGCATACCTGCATCAACCAGGCTGCAAATATCCTGGCAAAGCAGGGGGTGCTGGTAGCGGAAGCTCGCGTGTGGCGTACGGTTTACTACCGGTTGGCCACCGAAGAAGAGATTGCAGGCAGGAAGAGCACCAATCAGATTTTCAACGAGTGTCGGCAAAGCCCGGCGATGAAGCGGGTACTGGCTGTTTACGGGAGAACATCAGCATGACTATCACACTACAGGCAGTAAACAAGCTCATCGCCTCCATGGAGAGCGCAGGCGAGCTGTCGATCAGAGAGCAGAAGTTCCTGAAGCTGGCTAAAGAGTTTCGCATTTGCAGCGCTTCACTGGATGCCGCCATAAAAACCGGGAATATGCTGGCAGACCAAAATGCTCAACTGGCTGCGGAGAATGTGGCGCTGAAGGACATCAACGCATGGTGCAAAACGGATGCATTCAAAAACATGTACCGGGAGTTTAAAACAGCAGAGGCGCTTGGATGCTCTGATGCGGATTGCATGCATGATGCAATGCTTGTCGCAATTATGCATGCGCCTGCCACCCCCGCCACCGATCGCATCGTAGCCGGGATTAAGGCTGACGGGGTGGAGGAGTTTGCGGCAAAACTTCGAATTCCTGGTGATGACCAGTTTTTTGACGCTTTAGCAAAAGGGATTGCACTTGCTGCTGACGACTTCGCCAAGCAACTGCGCGAGGGGGCCGACAAATGATTACCGGGACTACTAATTATGACGATGTGGCAGAAGTCCGCTGCAATTTGTGCGGCGGTTATTACAAAGCCGACGATCCGAAAAGTCACGAATGTGAGGATGCAGCATGACTGATATCACCGAACTGGCGCAGAGCCTGAAAGCGGCGGCAGAGAAAGCGAGTAACGGCGACTGGGTTAAAGAATCTGGCGACGGCTGGGAAGCGTGTTGTAGCGCAAATGACCAGGCCAACGGCGGATTCATCATCGCGCACTTCGTAGGTCCAGATGCAGCGGAGAACTGCGAGTTCGTCCAGGCCGCTAACCCTGCCAACGTTCTCGCGCTGGTAGAGGCGCTGGAGTATTACAAGTCACGTGAAGAGCGCGTGACAAGTCTGGTGCGCGACAACTCAAAAAGTTGGGATGAGCTGTATCGACAGGTTGAGGCCAAAGGAAAACGAAACGTTGAGCTGGTAGAGGCACTGGAATCAGAGAAACGTATTTGCGCAACGTGGAGAAAAACAGCTGAGTCGACCAGTGAAAAGCTGGAGAAGGCGCAGGCAGCCGAGCGCCGTTGGCATCGGGTGGCGTCCCGGGTACATGAGCAGGCTTGCGAAAGCGACGTGAAAATTGATGAGCTTGAGGCCATCCGCGCAGCAGCCGAAAAGCTTGTTCGCTGCAAAGGTCGCTATCACAGCGAGCAGAACTATCGAGCACTGGCGGCGCTGTTTGGCGTGAACACTCCAGATCTGCCGCCGCTGGAGCATGAAAACGTCCATTATGCCGATGCTGCAGAGATGGAGATTGAAGCACTGCGCCAGCGCATCGCCGAGCTGGAGTCCCGCACAGTGAAGCTCCCTCCAAGGGTTGATAGTTCAAACGTTCCGTTTGCAGGGAATGCCTGGAATTGCTGCCTGGATGAGGTTGAGAAACGCCTCACCGCCGCTGGCATCAAGATGGAGGCTGAGTGATGGCAGAACGTTGGAAAATTTATCTCACTATTGCATTCATCGGCTTGGGAGCTACGCCGATAAGCATGGTAGCGGCAAAGATTGACGTGCCTGTTTGGGCGCTTATTGCCGGGCACTGCGGCGCGACTATAGCAGGATTTATTTGCGCAGAACTTGGAAGGGGAGCCAACCAATGACAAATAACCAGTTAGCAGAAAACAGCGTCATCCAGCTTTTGAACAGTGTCAAACTGGCGCGCGATAACGCAGAACTCGCCGACAATCGAGTTGACCACTCGTTTTATTACGCGCTGACGATTGCTCTGGAAGAGCTACAGGAACGCCGCAAGGCCGCAATGGACAGCGAGCCAGTGTTGTGGGCATGGCATCATCTCGATATGTGGCATGTCACCAGTCACGATGGGCGCGCAAGAGATTTGTGGTTGAGTGGTTTCAAGGTTATTCCGCTCTATCGCCACGCGCAGCCAGTGTTGGTAATTCCTGACGAGATGACAGCAGAGCAGGCATATGAAATAGGATATTACTATGGAGACCCAGTAGACGTGTTTGCGCGTGGGGCTAACTGGATGCGCCAGCATATCATCGACTCCACATTAGCAGCCGCCCCGCAGTCTCCCGGCAGTGACCCTGCCACCGTACCGGGTAAATGGATTTCGGTAAGCGAGCGGATGCCGGAAAATGATGGGGCATATCTTTGCTGGGATAATCGTTACGTAACTACCTACGCATTCATATTTGGTGCTTGGCAGGCAAACCAATTCATTGCCAAGAATATAACCCACTGGATGCCGCTGCCGGCTGGGCCGCAGGAGGTGAGGTGATGCCGAGGGCTAGTACGGTAGGCGAAATCGTCAGGTCTGACATGGTGCAGTCTGGGGCGCTCAGAAAGCGATACTGGCAATCATCATCTCTTCCGTTTCGTGAAAAGCGTAAGCACAGGCCACAACCTTGCCATTTCAGAAGAGATAGGGTGCTTCAAAAAATCATGCGCAGGGAGATGGAAGCCATGGTTAATCGCCTTAGTAAAATCGATGCTTCAAAGATTCTTGAGGAAGTTGGCGATGCCTAAATCCCCCGCAGAACGCAAAGCCTCCAGTTGAAATCAAACCCCTCTCCTGAGGGGTTTTATCGTATATGCTCATTTTGCTTTTATCCCCGGGAAGGGCGATAATTA